CATTACAGAATCTACAATTCTCCTTGCTTGGGTTGTATTGCGGTTCTTCTTCGTCACAAGCGTCTGCCGCTGGTTTCAAAGTCTCGTAACCCCAGTCCACTAGATTAGCCGCAGACATGGAATAAGATCGTATAGCACCGTCTTTGTGCCATGATCTAGGTTGTACTATTGTCATGGTAACGATTGTGTCTTCGTTACCGTATCTGGAAAGAGCCCCTAGACTATATATGAGAAGCTGAGTATTGTTCTCTACGTCTACAGGAAACTTACCTGATTTTAAATCTATGATTTCTAATTCTTTCTCTCCTATCAGGATTGCATCTGCCGTTCCCCAAATGTGTTCTGATATTTCTTCCATGCTGACTCTCTCTTCTATCAGCATCTTGGCATTTAATTCTTCTTTTCTTTTATTGACGTAATCCACATAGACTTCAGCACACTTAATCATGTCTTCGTCAACTTCTATCTCAAAATCTTCTACGCTTTCTTTTCTACCCAACCAATAGTCTTGTAGTGTTACGTTTTCCAAACGATCTTTTAATAACATCTCTGTCATACTGTGTACGAGCGTACCTGTAGCAGCTGGCAAGCTTGTTGAATAAGGGACTTCCATAGCTAGGTTAGGCATACCAGGACAAGCCATCCATATCTTTGAACCACTAGGACTTAGTTTAGCGTGTGCCATTGTGTACCAGTCTTCCCTTCTCGTACTCTTCTATATAATCTATATCGTAAAGCACCTTGCCACCGATCTTAAAGAACTCAGGCCCTTGTCCTTTACCCCTTTGATTCTCTAGGGTTCTAGGACTTATCTTCCATCGTTGCGCTAGTTCTCTCGTGTCAAGAAATTTGCTGGTTTTATCTTCCATATTTTCCATTATTACTCCCTTCTGTACTCTTTGATTGCCAATAATACATTTTTTAACTAGAATATCAACAAATAGTGATGAAAAAGTTTAAAAAAGATAACAAAGCCACCAATCGTCAGGTTGGAGGCGATCACTATAGGAGTCTGAAGATCACTCCTACGCAGTATATATATGCTAATGATCTGTCTTGGAATTTGGGTAACTGTGTTAAATACATAACCAGAAACAAAGAAGACAAGGTAGAGGACTTATTAAAAGCAAAGCATTATATAGACTTGGAACTAGAGATGGTCTACGGATGCAATCCCGAAGGTATACGGGAGGAAAATAAATGAGCCAATATATAGATAAGGTAAAGATAGATGGCAAGACTACGAGCCTTAGAGACAATCCTTGCATATCAGTATGTAGCTTGACGTATGGAGCTGGAAACAAATGTATTTGTGGTCGCAGTTTAAGTCAGGTTTCTAACTGGAATGGTTATGATGATGTCACTAAGAAGATAATCGTAATGAACGCTATAGAAGATAAGGAGTCTTTTCCAAGACAGAAACTTACCTTCTTAGCGGATGAATACGATATATCTATGGACTCTGCCAAACAAATCTTTGTCACAGACAGAAAGGAAACATAACATTATTCACCATCAATAATGTTCTGTATGTGTTCTCCTACAAGGTTTGCGTTGGCTATCGCTTTGTCTTGATGAATATGTGCGTATCTTTGGGTGGTTGCCTGATCTCGGTGGCCTAATAAATTACCTACCTCTGATAGATTAATCTTTTGCAAACTCCAAGATGCGTAACTGTGTCTGATATCGTGCAGTCTTATGTCCTCTAAACCAATAGTTTGTTTGATTGTTTCCCACGTTCTTCTCGGTGTTTTAATACCAATGATGTATTCAGAGGAACGATCTTGCTGGTTGATTATGTCCATTGCCATAGGTGTTAGATGGATAATACGATCCTCTCCGTACCTGTCTGTCTTATGATCCTTGATAATAAGTGTGTTACCTACTAGGTCAGTCCACTTAGCTTTGGCTATCTCCCCCTTCCTTGCACCTGTTAGGATTAGCAACCAGATAAAGGCAACCGATTTCTGATAGATTTGGTCATCTTTTAATTTATTCAGCTGATCTCTGACTGCTAACAGTTCTTCATTCGTCAGGTATCGCTTGCGTTTGTTCTCCCTGTTCTTGGGTATATTGGTGCTTGGGTTTATAACTACCAATGATAATGTAATGGCTAGGTTATAAATCGCTTTTATAATAGATAAACACTTATTAGCCAGAGAAGGTGCTCTGTCGCTAATATCAAAGTGTAACTGTGCTATGTCTCCACGAACAATCTCGTCTATCTTCTTATCGCCCAATACAGGACTGATATTCTTTTTATAGACTTGCTCTATCTTGTCAACAGTCTTGATTTGTCTTCTTTTAAGGTCTTTGACATAGACCATAAACATTTCGTCTAAAGTTTTCATAACATCTCCCTAATGCGTTATTAGGCAGTATAGTGTACTTTATCCAGTATGTCTAATATGTTGTCTATCGGGTTGTTATTCTGCATCTCCTCATCTTTAATCGTAACGCTATTAGTATCATCTGCTTTACGAAATACCACGTTCATGTATTCTAGGGAGACAAAGGCAAAGATATCTATTGCACCATCTTCATAGTTACGGTTCTTAGTGTGCGATCCTCTACGCATATCAAACCGCCAGTTCGCTCTGTGCTTTTCTATCTTGGTCTTGGTTTTAACTTGGACTCTGTAAAGTGTGTTGTTGTATTCAAAGAGTACGTCAGCTTCCGCTGAGTGCGGAATCATAAGAACTGTGTCGGAAATTTGAGAGAGAAGTGATGCTACGAAATACTCGCCAGAACGACCAACCCGTTCTGTGGTTCTTGACATGGTTTATTCTTGAGCTGACATCCTTTCCAATAATGTTTGCATACTTGGTGATGGAGGTATTCTTTCTCCCCCTAAAAGGGTAGCAGATGCAGATAGCACTCTTGGAGAAATTGCTGCTCTTCCAACGTCTGATGCCTTTGGAATATATTTTTTTAATATTCCTTTAAAGGTTTTTTTGTCGTTAATTTCTTTTGCTATGCTTTTAAGAGCAGCTGGATTGGTTGTTGTTAAAATTCTAGCTAATTCTTTAGCAGCTGCTTGTGCTGCTTCATTTTGCATCGCTGGGTTGTCTGCTTTAAACAAAGAATAAATTAAACCTACAGGGCTAAGATTTTGAATATCTGAAGGTTGCATTAATTCTTTTATAGCTCCTACAGCTTCTTGTCTTCCAGCTGTGGCACTATTTCCCACTACAAGATTAGAAGTGTCTTTTAGTTGTATTTCATCTTCTAAATTAGATATAAATTTATTAAATTTTTTCTGACCAATCGGGCCTTTATCAAAGGTTAATCTAAGTAATCTTCTGCTTCTTGGTGTTTTAATTAAATTGTAAGCAACATTTGCTCCTCTACCATCTGTAGCCATTATTGTTTTTTCCATTTTCTCAACAATATTATTTAAAACTCCATTTCTGAACGCTTCTAATTCAGATTTTGACATAGTTACTATTTCTTCGGCTAACTCTTCTATATTTTGATTAGAAGCGTCATATTTTCTACCTAATTCCAATTTATCTAAAACAGCTGTTTTACTTGACCACTCATCTCTTGCTTGTTTGTATATTGGATTATATTTATCCATATAATCTAAAAACTCTCCTCTGGTAGATTTTTGCATACCTAATTGTGTTGATCCAATTCCGCTTGTAGGCGATCTTCCAGTATAAATTCCATCATCCAAACTCATTTTCATGTAATGTAAAAGCTTTGTATCTATAGCCTTAACTTCATCTCCTTCTGGAGTTAGCATTTTTCCATTTTTTAAATTAATTCTAGGAAGTTTTACCCCTTCTTCGGCTGCAAGTTCGTAAGCTTTTGTAAAAGCGTTTCTTGCACTAGGCTTTTCTAATATGGTTGTTAATTCTTCTGTTGCTGGTATTTTTCTTTCAAATGCTTTTTTATAAAGAATATCTCCATTAGCTTTCCTAGCTGCTTCTATTGCTTTATATGTATCAAAATAAGAAGCTTGAGCACCATAAGCATCTTGTAAATCGCTCTTTAATCTTGTCAACATACCTTGATTTCTTAGTTTAAGAAAATCTTGTGCTTCTTTTTTACCTTTTCCTGGTAAAACATTAACCGCATCTAAATATGCTCTTGTGTTAGGCCCTATATCAGCTAAAGCATATTTTTTACCAGACCTTTCTGTTATGTATTGTATTGCGCTATTAATGTTAGTTTTATCATATTCAAGTGCTTCTTCTACTAACTCTCTTGCTTTCTTTTGACCTACTTTTTCTGGTTTACGAAAAGCTTGTGCAATTTCAGAACCTATTTTTGCAATAGGTCTTGCTAAAACTTGCATACCAGCACCAAAAGCACCAGAAGTTAAACCAGTTCCTATAGCTGGAAGAGCCCTTTCAAGCGGATCACCTTCGGCTGCACCAGCACCATAAGCAACACCAGCTGGAACAGCTCTTAATGCAGCAGCTCCTATACCTGTTGCAGATATTGGTGCAGAAGCTCCAAGGGTTACTACAGCTGGAGCAGCAGCACCAGCCAATTCTGCTGCAATAGCTGCTAATGGCTGTTCTTTCCCATATTTTTCAAAAGCTTCTCTTTCTAAGTCTATGGCTTGATCTATAGTCATTTCGCTGCTAAGACCGCCTCTTATAGCCCCAGTTAATTCGTCAGCAAACCTGAAAGTTAAACCTTGCATACCAGCGGCAGTTTTTTCAGTAAATACAGGAAATTTATAATTTTTTATATCTGTAGTGTCCCCACCAAGATATAAGGCGGGGCCTTTTTTTGTATCTATAATATCGCCAGCTTTCATTATAATCCTGGTGGTAAGTCTGCTCCTTGAGTGCTAGTAAAATCATCACCGTCTAAAGCTTTTTGTCCCTGTAATTCTAAAAAGTTATTATATTCTTGTATTAAAGGAGCAGCACTATATAAGTCTGGTCTTGTTTGTTTATACGCTTGAAATGCTATGTTTCTATCTACTTCTGTTTTTCCTCTATTTTCAGGTTTTCCATAAAATTCGTTGTCAAACGTGTGTTCGTCTTGTGCTCTTCGTGCTGACAATTCTACAGCTTTTAACATTAACCTATTTCCAACAACAGATTTCGAAAGTTCTGGCGACCCTTTAACAACAAAATCTAAATCCTTATCGGTAGGATTAACACCAAGCTGTTTTACTAACGGTAATATCATTTGAGTTGTGCCAGCAGCAAAAGCTTCTGCGGAAGCTACTTCTATTGGTTTAAAATCCTGTCCAAATGCAAATTGTCCAACTCTATTTAAAGCTAGTTTGCTTTGTTCACCAAAGCCAGTTTGTAGACCTTGATCTAAAATATTTGTTAAATTTTCAACAGTTGTCAAAGAATTAGATGCTTGTTGAGATGCTTCGTATCTTTCATTATATTTTTTAGGGCCTAGCTCCTGAAAACCTTTCTGTCCATAATCTATTTTTGTAGCTCCCGCCTCTTCTTGACTTTGTAAAAATGCTGCATAACCTTGTGTTGTAGGGTTATCAGTAGTCAAAGCATATTCTTGATAACTTGTTGGTTTTTTTGTTGTAGGTTGTTCAGCCTTATATCTTTCCAATAATAAATCTGGTAATTTTTTATAACCTAAAGCTTTAGTTAAATCTTTAAAACTACCGTCAGGTAATTTTTTCATAAACTCGTCATAAGCTTCCTTTTGTTCTTTCTCTTTCTTCTTGCCTTCTTGCATTTCTTTAAATTGCAATGTTTTTACAACAAAGTCT